GTGCCAGAGATGCCGTAGTGCTCGCCCTGAACCAGCGTTGCCGTGCCTGTCACCGTGCCCTTCGTCTGTACCAGCACCTGCGACCCGCTGGCCACCGTGCCGATAACGACGCCAAACACCTGCGCCTTGGTGGCCGATGTCTGGTCTGCCTTCTTGAGTTTGTTGCTGTCGGCAGGGTCACGGTAGACCAGATTGCCGTTGGTCAGCGCTTCCCCTGCGATATGCCCGCTGTCAAAAACAGCGTTCGCGCCGGGGGTGATGGATGTGCCGAGTGCTACTGGAGCCATGTGTTAAGCCTCGCATCTTAATAATCAACGTTTCGTTAATTCTTGGAATTGTAGCATATAACAGAACAAATGTGCAAGTGCATTATGCAATCTTACCGTTTCGTTGACTGTGTTTCGAAAAGCGGCGGGAGTGTTTCGGGCAGGGTGTCGGGTTTGCTGTTGGGCTGGCGAAAGACCACATCCAGTTTCGTGGCGGCCTGTACGGCATGTTGCCCCCACTCGTTCGACAGCAGATAACAGGGAGGATCGGGCGGGTCGATAGGAATAACCGCCAGCACAAGATCCGTTGGCAAGCGCCAGATACCGCTCAGCAGGTGGTGGCGATACACATCACAGATGCCATTGTCGATATTGGCCTGCCAGCCATCCCGCACAAATTCCGCAACCGTAATCACCGTTGGGGGCGCACTGGTCTTTTTGGGGCGTTTGTTATTCATGCGCTGTTGCCTTAAGGTTAAAATCGAAAAAATACAACCAGCCCCCGCCCTTAAATTCATTCTTCAGATAGCGCAGTGTGAGCACGTACCCCTGTTCGCTAATGCGCATTCCAGTCGCAGAGTCGGCGTGTGTGGGATGTGTCCGCACCCATTCAACCAGCCGTTTAGCATCCTCGCTGTAGATCATAAACAGTCCGGTTTTGCCATCAGGGCGATATAACTGCGCCCGATCTGCGGGAGCGTGCGGGAATATCACACGCCAGAATTCCCCGTCCGGCGCGGTGGGCAGTTCGCACACCAACGACTTGTGCAGCCAGCGTTTACGCCGTTCGCCTGAGACATGCCCGGAAACGCGCACGCTGTCGCCATCATGCCCCGTCACCCGCAGCAGCGTGCCAGCGGGATACACAAACTGCCCGTCAATAGCGAGGTCTGTTTTGTTGGTCAGGTATTGGCTTGTCACTCACACCTCACTCTTCACAAACATGTACCACGCCTCGCTCACCGCATGGGCAAACGCTACCTGCTCGACCACAATAGCGGTATCAGCCACCGTGACCCGAAAGCCTCCTGCCACCACCTGAATGCCAAAGCGCGGGTTTCCCGCAATAAGCTGCACCGCGCCGTGTTCGTCAAATGCCCAGTTGGGGGAATACTCTGCCCATGCCAATGGTTCTTCAATCAGCCAGCAGTCGGAAAAGGGTTCCTTGTGTCCGTTGCGTTCAATGATGTAGGCGCTGCGTCCAAGATACTGGCGCTGTGCCACACGGTAACCAAATAGTTCCCCAATGGCGCGGTTAAGGGTGAGCGCGTCCATCGCGTTCTCTCTGTCGATTATTGGCGATCACCTCACGGCGGTAAGTCCCCCGTCGTTGAACGTATACCGTATCATCGTTATAAGTCACCCTCACAACATGCGGAGCCGTTAACAGGCGCACGGCATAACATTCTTCATCGGGATAGTATCCAACCACTTCAAAGGTAAATTCAAAATAAGTCAATCTGTTAGCCTCTAGTGCTGCAAATCGGCTTCCTTCAATCTCCCATTTTGGAAGTGCCGAGATTTCCCCACCTAACCAATGAAAAGCTACTCTCCTTTTGCTTTTCGGGGAACGGAATACATTGTCATGGATGACCATGCGCCCACCCGCGATACTGCTAGGGATATTGCCTTTAAGAATGGGTATGTCACTCATTAATCCCCCCCCTAAAATTCAATCTCATCAATCGTGGTCGGGGCGTCCAGCGGCGGCGCGATACGCTGCGCGATGTACAGGTGTTCATCGGGATAATAGGCCAAAAGTTTCAGCGTGTACTGGCAGACGGTGAGGATGTCCCCGTTCACTGCTGCATAACGCGCGTTCAGGTCATCCAGCATCGGGGCGTAAATCTGTATCTTGTCCCCGCCCTGCCATATCGCCGTAGCGTCTATTACATCTCCCGCATCATCGTAGGTTTCGGAGACCGTCACCATGCCCGTGATGCCACGCTCCTGTTCGTAGGGCAATCTGCCGCGTATCACCGGAATGTCAGCCATCGGCTATCCTACTGCGTCCCCGTCTTGAGACTCAATGGCGTTAGCCTTGAGCACATCCCCATCAGCATCCACTGCGTTCAATGGGACAACCACTTCCACTGCCGCATCTTCCACAAGCGGCGTGTGGGTCACCGTCAGCAGTTGGCGACTGACGACGGACACGCGCGTCTCATCTTCCAGCACCAGACGGAAGATACCATGATCGCGCGCCATGCTGGTCAGGCGCTTGCCCTCGTAGGCAATGGCGATTCTAGCCTCATAGAAGGGGGCAAGATACAAAGGGGTGCACAGGTCTTCGACGTATGCTTCCACGCTGTCACCGCTGGCAAAAAGCGCCGTATAGGACGGTTCAACGGGCGTTTCGGGCGCTGTGCCTGCCAGTTCTTCAGTCAGTTTACGTTTAGCCATGAGGTTTTCTCCTATAGGTGAAAACTAGAACATGTGTGCCATTATATCACATCAGGCGATAGCCGCGATGGTGCATCTGCATTCCGCGACTTCACTTAATGGCGCTCCTAAACTCATGTCGCCTGGGTAGTTCATTTGNNACTTGCCCATCGGCGGCGGCGTGGCTGTCGCGCGTGCGGTCGTCGTTCGTGGGAATCCATTCGCGTCTTGCCACCCCCCACTGACGGTAGGTTCTGTCTGCGCTGGCAGATGCCGCCCTCGTCGTTTCTGTGCGTGCGATGTTTTCAGTCCGATACGGCGGCATCCGCTGGCTCAGGAAGTCAAAATCTTCTGCGGATACCCCTCCCGCCATCCACTGCTCAAACACCAGCCCCATACGCGTTTGCATTTGCGGGATGCTCCACCCTTCATCTGCCGCCTGTTCCAGAATGGCGCGTATCGCGTCGCCTGTCGTGCGTGAAATCGGGTCTGCAAACACCAGCGTGTATGTTCTTAACCACTCAGACGGAAACACGGTATCCACCACCAGCTCACGCCCCAAACGACCCGCCCAGTAATTGCCCACATCCAGCGCCACCGCACCCACCAGCGGCGTAAACCCATCCTGCCATGCCGGAATGCTTTCCGTCGCCAGATACGCACCCACCAGCGGAATGAGGTCTTTCCAGTCGATGCTGGCCTTACGTTCCAGCGCTTTGGTTTTGGCATCCGTCACCAGCGCCAGTATCGCGCGTTTGTCCGCTTCAAACTGTTTGCGCGCTTCGCTGGCGAATGCTGATTCGTGAGATTGAGCGATGTTATCCTGCGCCTTCCAGATGAGCGTTTTTTCTTCATGGGTATAACCAGATTTGTTGTTGGGCAGCACTGTTTCATGGACAACCCTGTAATCCTCACGCGCCCAGCAGACCGCAGATGGACGCAGGGTTACAGTGTCCGAGGTGGCAGGCAGCGCCACCTTTTCCGCATAGTATCCCAGTGTGATGTGGGGAACCCACTTTAACGTGTATTCGCTCACCGCAATGCCCGCCGTCTGTAACGCCTCACAGACACGGCGCTGGAACTGTGCCAGCGTGTCGTCGTACTGGATATTCAGAACCAACGGCGTCGGCTGTCCCTGTTCCGGTTCAAAGGTGGAAAAGGATGTTCCCGTGACGACAAGGTTTAAATCTTCCGGCGTACAGGCGCGGAAAACCGTGTCGAAGCTTGTTTCATCCACATCCGGCGCATACGCCAGTGTGATATGAAGCTGTTGGGGCGGTGTGAGTTCCAGCGCGGGATTAGCCGCTTTCGCCAACTGCTGAAGGGCAAGTAACTGCGGCTCATGTGCCAGCGAGAGGTAAACGTATCCCGCCTGTTCCGCCGCTTTCACGCTGCGAACAGAATCGGGCCGTGCTTTTGCCCCCTCATTGNNTCGCGGTCTGTTCTGCCTGTGCGTCCAGCGTATCCTGTGCATCCTGCGCTGCTGTGTCTGGCGTTTGTACCCCTGCGCGCGGCGTGCCCACCGGCAGCATACTGCCCGGCACATACCCCACGCCGCCATCTGCGGTGGACGGGACGTTTAACCCCACCGTGCGGTACGCGTCATCGCGCGGCGTGCCCATGCTCCACATCTTATGCGCCGCATTCACCAGTTCAGGAATGTTCTTTTGCAGCGCGGGGACTTCGCTCAGGTCGTGCATGGGGAACGCGCCATCATCGGGGTACGTCAGGTAATACTGGTCATCCGATTCCATCAGACGCATTTCACTACGCATGGTGTCTTCCCAGAACATGATCCGCGCCTCGCGTTTGTTGGCGTAAGAACTCTTTTCCAAGCCGCTGAGCGTTTCAATGAGGATGCCGGGGACACCGAAGGGCATGAGGATGCGGCTCTCGTTACGTTTGTCCAGCGCATCAAACTTCATTTCCTCAAAGTTCATGGCGATACGCTGGTATTCAGCGGACTGATCCAGAATCAGCACGTCGCCCCAGTTTTCACTGCCCCCGTAGACTTCCTTGTAACGGTTGCGGATGAGGCCAACGGTGGCCTCGTCGATGGGCATGTTGTATTTAATCACGCCGCCCACCATCGCCTTGTTTTCAAAAAACTTCTTTAAAAAGTGGGTGACATCGTTATCCACATCGCCCGACTGTGCCAGCGGTGTCATCGGCGACAGGCCGTAGCCCAGGCCCCCTAGCGGGTCGCCGGGGTTGGGGAATTTGATGTGAATCATGTCCTCTGGCAGGATGGGCAGCCCGTCCTGTGTCGTGTAGCCGTCGGGACGGTACAGGTAGCCCTTGATGCCGTGCCCGTCGTCAGGGATGATGTAGACCCAATCGGGACGCAGCAGCCACAGCGCTTTGGGAAAGGCCCCAGTGCGATCGCGCTGCAAAAAGGTATAGGCGTTGCCCGCCAGATTCAGGTACGTCATGCGTAACTGCTGGTATTCCGCTGTGGACTGGTACGGGTTAGGCCGCGCCAGCAGTTTACTCAGGGGGTGATTGGGCAGCATCCGCACAGGATTTTCCATCGACTCACCAAACGCGCGCTGTGGGGCCGACATGTATGCCCGTCCCTTGTAGGCAATCGCGCTGTGGATGAGTGTATTGAGGTTGTAACCTTCTTCGATGTAGGCGTCTAAATTCAGCAGGTTCCACTGCGGCTGTCCATCGCGCCATGACGGGAATAACATCATGGAGGAGGAGGCTGGACGGGACGCGGCTTTTTCCCCCGCGCTGGGAGACAGGGGGACAATACTGCCATCCGCCCCCACCATATACTGCGCGGCGGCAGTTCTGTTAAACACCTGCCCTACAAACTGCCCGATCTGGTTTAAAATGCCCATGTATGCCCCTATCCCGCAAAAACCCCTAATTTGCCCACCAGTTGTAACGCCAGCATGTAGGCGTCTGATACATCGTCCATATCGCCATCCGGCGCGCGCAGCGTCGAGCCTTCGATACTGCTCATCTGCGTGTAGGCTTTAAAGCTGTGGATGATGGTCCACCGGTCTTTCACCGCTTCTACGCCCTTGTCATACAGCATTGTTTTCCCCGGCCCATTACTGAGCCAGCCCTCTTTTTTGTCCGCCCCCCATGCGCGCTGCACCCCTGGGCGAAACGAACGCAGCCATAACAGCACCGCATGACCATGATTGTTACGCTCCACCATCGCGCGGGCATTGTTATACCACTGCGAAAGGGCAGCGATGTGTGCCGCAAACGTATCCGGTTGGAACTTGCCCGATAGCTCCGCAACCTGCTCCCCTGTTTTGGCATTTAAAACCACCGCCGCGCTGTCGTCTGACGTGGGATTGCCTTCTGCTGGATCAGCGCCTAAACAGTAACGGGCGTCCTGTTCCGGCAGCTTGTACACGGTTAAACCGGGGATCACAGGTGATTTTTCGGGCAGGCGCTCCAGAGGGATGGGAGCAACTTCCTCATAACAACTAAGCAGCATGGCGGGCGGAAAACGTTTATTCAACGTCTTGGATGCCAATGCTTCGGCATCGTTCGCCGGATATTGCTCATGCAAGGAATCCAGCGTGCCATCCAGCGCCAGAGAGTCGGCCTTCTGTTTTTCATACCATACCGCGTCTCTGTCGGGCCTTGCTGTCCACGATAAAAACACAGGTGTATATTCATTTAACCCCTGCTTGGCGGCACGATAAATCGCCTTAAAAATGCTGTTGGGTTTATCCTTGTTGGGCCGCCCCAGCAAAAACAATTTACCGCCATTATCGACTGTTGGTTTTGCCGAACGCATCAGCGCCCCAAAATCGGAAATTAAATCCGATTCGTCACAAACCACCGTCGTGGCAGTGTAGGCGTCGCCGCCTGTTGTGGGAAACGCACGCACCATTGAGCCGTTGGAAAGTTTTAACAGGTGGGCATTGTCCGTGTCGATATACCGCGCCTGTAACCACGTCGGAAGTTTCAGGTACATATCCTTTAGCCTGAGCAGCATGTCCTTGGCTTCTTCATCGCGCCGCGAAAACATCATGACGGAGGCAATCGGGCGAAACAGAATTTCCCACAGCGCATAGGCGAGGGCCAGCGTCGTCATGCCGATCTGACGCGCCTTTAACCCGACAATGTAGCGCCGCGTGTGCATCAGGTGCAGCACTTCTACCTGCGCCTTCCACAGTTTAAAGGCAAACCAGCTTCCGACCTGTGGGTCAAAGATTTGTACGTATTCATTCACGAAGTAGATAGGAGAGGTCGCACACTTGCCAATTTCAGCGACGATCCATTCACGCTCCGTTGTCTGTGCCGCTGCGACCATCCTTTATTGTTTCCTCATACTCGCGCGCTTTGGCGATAATGGCCCCGAAATCCTCAAGGCTGAAGGGTTTGTATTCCTGCGTGCCATCGGGATTGGTGGGCGCGATCTTCTGCACATCCAGCCCCGTCAGTTTCATCAGGCGATCCAGCGTCTGCCCCGCACCATTGAGAAACGAGGGGTTCCCCGCGCGTCCCTCGGTGCGTTTGCTGACTTCCACCTTTTTGCCATCGGCCCCGGCGCTCTGTTTGGTGCTGTCCACCTCACGCGGCAGCTTGCTCTTTTGCCACGCGGCGTACCATTCTTCGAGTTGATACAGCGCCTCATCCACCAGCGTTTGTTTCCACACGCGGTAATGCTGCGCCGCTTCCGCCTTCCAGCCTGTTTCCAGTTCCTGCAAAGCGCGGTTGACGGTAGCCGCCGACAGGCCGAGTGCTTTGGCAATTTCGCCCTGCGTCTTGCCATCGTAGACGTACATCTGAGAGATACGCAGTCTGTCCCGCACACGGCGTTTGGGTGTGCGCCGCTGGCGTGGTCTGCGTCCTTTAGGTTCTTCGCTCATAGCATCTCACGAACATTTGTGCTGATTGTTTCTCGGATTATACACTAGAATTAAGACAAACAAAAGTAGGCTGTATAAAGCAGCCAAATCACAAGAAAATCTTAAGGTTGACTTTTAGGTAAAATACTATACAATGTATAGTAG